TGTTATTGTTTTCTTTGGAAAAGCTCTCAGGCCAAGATCGTCAATGGAAGATAAAACCCATTGATTGTTAACTTGGTCGACGTAGCCAATCCCTTCAGCCTCGACGGCAACCTTTCTGTTACCTCGGAGAGATGCAACGTGGAAAGCTCTAAAATCCTAGCCCTATCTAGGCATCGGTAATAAAGTTTCTCCCCACCTGTTCTAGTCTAGCCCTATCTAGGCATTGACCTCGCAGGCATTGCTCCCAATCAAAACCTCCAAAATTGGTACGCCAGCAAGCCAGTGAGTCGTCTATTCCGACACCACTTGGCCCCAGCTTAACCTCCCAAAAACAACACCACTTCAGGAGCGCGGGCGTTTCTGCAAGTTAACCGGTTAATTCCGGTTTTACGCATGTAATGGTACACACAGCTACCAACGATTTCTCATTGTCTGTTTCCCATGTCGCAAGGGTCCCCCCTTAACAGTCGTTTCCTAGCTTCCATAAAATTCCTCGTAGCAGGGGCCCGCAAGAACCCTGTACTTCCTCCCAGCAACCGAGGCGCGCAAGACTACTGTACGTAGGAGTCTGCAGCCAACTCGGCGTCCATCCACCTTTCGGTGCACTTAGGAAAGTACACAGAGGCAAATTGCCGGGACAGACTCACTTTCTCTCGGACGAGAGCACCAAAGTGCTCTCCGAGACAAAAGTCGTCGTCCTCCTGTTCCGTAACACACTCGTCCACCCGTACCCAAACGGTCTCTCCTTTTAGTCCTTCTGTTCTTCCCAACTCGCGGTAAAGCAAGCTAGACTTGAGCGCAGAGCGTGAACCAATCTTCTTCGCCTTAGGAAGTGGACCCTCGACCAACTTGAACTCGCCGTCAACGTATATACGTTCCGGTTTCGGCTCATACAGTCGTCGGACGAAGTCCCGGGCCGATTTCGAGTAGGTTTTTGTACGCCAGTAAAAGAACTGGTTTTCAAAAGACCCTACCTTGATCGCGTCCCAGTACGCTCGTTCCACTTCCTTCGGTTTGTAGACTGATCCCCACGCTGACTCAGTTACTTGATCCCAGAAGTCCCTCTCGTTTTCGCGCTGTAAGCGACGCTCACGAGGACTTTGGCTCAACGCTACTCGTCTCCAGCCGGGGGGCAATTTGACCTGTCCACTTAATCGATCCGGTGGATCAGGAACCTTGACACCTTCGGTTCGCCTACCATGATGGTATGCAGTAGGCACCGAATTGATGTACCAAAGTTCCCGATGCCACATATCGGATTTCTTAAGCATGGCCTCATTGACCCACATGCCTAGACCCCGAACAACACTCCTTCCGCATCCCCTAATCATTCTCTTTTTCTTACGCAAAAACCAGCTACCCAGCTCGTCTCGCATTTCTCCCTTAAATCCATCCAAAAAGCTCCTTAGAGTCCCAGCAAGAGCGCTAGGATACGGACACTTCTCACGCAACAACGATGTACATCGTATGATTGGCACCAATCGAGGAGACTGGCCGTGTGCTACATGGAAAAACGTGGAATTAAGAGAAAACGCAGACGGGTCGACAAGGGTCTTGCCTCGCGATAATCGCAGACCGACCGAGCCCACAAAACTCGCCCACTCATCGTACTTCGACTTTGTACTCCTAAACACGATATCATCGCCATTAATCTTGACTGGGACTGTCTTAGGAAAGACCCATCGGAAGGCTAGATAGTTTTGGATGCAAAGAAGAGGGAAGCAGAGGAGGGAGCCCATGAGCTGACGTGTTGCTTGAACCTCGGTTCCATCAGGGTACTGCAGCGTTACCCGAAGGTAACGCAAAGCAGCAACTTTGACAGAATCAGGGATCAGCACCGCGTTCTTAAAAGCAGTTCTAAGGACCCACTCCGCGACGGTGACGGTTAAGTGGTCTGAGGCCGAATCGTAATCGCCTGAGACAAACACTTCGCCTGGTGTGCGTAAAAAATTTTTAAATGACGTAGGATTGGCTTTCCCCCTTAGTAGCCAGGGGTACTTGGAAATCTGATTGTAGAGAAGTTTGTGTAAAGGTTTTAAAAACTGAGCGTCAGAGTGCATGACGGTCACAGCTCGGGTCTTCCCGTCGCACTGTGCTTCCATGTACTTGACCTTAATGGACTCTTCCGATTCGAGTAGGGGAACTTCACCTAAGCATTGCTGCCCATAGTGAAACCTATCCGGACCGGTCGAGCGCCATCCACCTTTTCCACGCCCTCTCTCTACGACAGACTTAACGGTCGGAACCGCACTATCGACGAGCGAATGGTACGAGCGATCCCACCCCTTAGGAAACATTTCTTCAGCCATGGTGCACACATGTGCCACGTAACCCATGGGGAGACTAGTTTCGGGGGCGGTCACTCGAGCCATATGCTCGGAGAATGGAGCGGCCGATGACGGTAACGTCTTTCGCCAGAGGAACAAGGATCCAGCCACCGTATAGCGTTCTCGTTTCGTTAGAGACGCACGGCGGATTTCACCTGACCAATCGTGGTTAACCGGGTTTTCAAGGAGTCCCACGGAAAACTCCTTACCTTTCTTAATGCGGCGTGCTGAATCAGTTTCCGATGTCACTGAAGTAACGGGTAGAGACACATCGAAGTGTTGACCCAAAACTTTAGCCATCTCGGAAAGCAACTGAAACGGTTCGCCATCCTTGTCAAATGGTTGGTCGCTTTGTTGACCACAGATCGCAACGCGAGGCGTATTACGCTGAACTGACCGTTTGACCATCACTACCAACTGAGGTATGTGAAGGGGACTCC